TGCATATAAATTAGCAAATGGGAGAAAAGATTTAGAAGCTAAATATAGATTATATATCAATGGAATATATGTAAAGATATCAACAGTACATATCCATATGTATGATGAATTAAATATAGATGCAAGAGGTAGATACTATTCATCGGATATATTAAGAGCATTAGAAGGATTAAGCTTTGTAAATGGAATACATATAAGTAATACAAAGAAGAATAGAGGATAGTAACAATGTTAACAAAGGTTTGTAAGAAGTGTGGAAAGTTTATACCATATCCATTCGTGTATTGCAATGATTGTCAGAAGGTAGTTGATGAACAACGAGCTAAAAGAAAAGAAGAAGCTAAAAGAAAAGCTCAAAAGAATTATAATAAGAAAAGAAATCCAAAGTATACGAGATTTTATAACAGTATACAATGGAGGACATTATCTATGAAGTACACTCAAGATAAAGGATATAGATGTGAAGAGTGTGGAGCTATAGCTTCGGAAGTACATCATATAGTACCAATACAGACCGATGAAGGCTGGGAAAGACGACTTGATTATAATAATTTAGAGTGTGTATGTGTGTATTGCCATAACAAAAAACATGGTAGATTTATAAAGAAAAAACGTAAAAATAAGTAATAAAATGCAATAAAAATACATAAAAGTACTCTAAAAACAACAACCCAGGGGGTGGTTTGAATTTTAAAACAGGTTTGGAGGATAACGATACAAGAAGGAGTTTTCTTTAGAAAAAACTCCGTTTTTAAATTCCATAGGAGTAGATTTTTTAAAGTTAAGGGAGGTGGTTAATAATGGCGAGAAATAAAGAACCAGTTGATTTGATTTTAGCAAAGGGAAAATCACATCATCTTACAAAAAAGGTTATTGAGGAAAGAAGAGAATCAGAAGTAAAAGCTGCAAAAGATAATATTAAACCACCATCTTACTTAAATAGGTCACAAAAAACAAAATTTAAAAAAATAGCATCAGAATTAATTGAATTAGATATTATGTCAAATTTAGATTGTGATGCATTGGCAAGATATCTAATTGCATTAGATATCTATATTTCTTTAAGTAGAAAGTTGCAAGAAAATGACTTAGAAGGAATAGACATAAAAGATGAAAAGAAATTAGCTGAAGCAGTTGAAAAGTTAGATGAGGTTTCAAAAATACAAGATAGATATTTTAAACAATGTAGAATGGCAGCAAGTGATCTTGGGTTAACCATAACAAGTAGATGTCGTTTAGTAGTTCCTAAAGCACCAGAACCAAAGAAAAATAAATTTGATAAATTTATTTCAGGGTAGATAATGGATGCAGTTATTTGGGATAGAGCAACGGAACATGCTAACAAAGTTGTTAGTGGTAAGGTAGTATCTGGAGAACTACACAAACTGGCATGCCAAAGACATTTAAATGATTTGAAAAAACAAAATACAGAAGAATTTCCTTATTATTATGATACTGAAAAAGCAAATAGAATTATTGAATATGCAGAGACATTAACTATAGCAGAAGGGGAAGAACCTAAACCTGTTAAGCTTATAGAAGAACAAGCATTTGATTTAGGAGTTACGTTTGGATGGTATAAGACAAAAAATAATAAGAGAAGATTTAGACGTAGATATAAGAGTGTTGCTAGACAAAATGGTAAAACATTTGAAAATGGTATGATGGGTACCTACATTGGAGGTTTTAGTGGCTATAATTATGGTAAATTATTTACAGTAGCAACGAAAAAAAGACAATCAAGATTAGCCTGGGAAGAAATGGCTAAGTTTATTAGTGCAGATGAAGATCTTAATGAGTTATTCGATGTCAAAGATTATAAATCTTTAATATTGGCTTTAAATACTAATTGTACGATAGAAGCATTATCTAGAGAAGGGGGACTAGATGAGGGATTTAGAAGTATATTTAGTTCAGTGGATGAAATACATCAGCACAAAGACAATAAAATATATAAATCTATATATAATGGGACACGTGCATTACCAGAAACATTAGTATCAATGATAACTACACGTGGAGATAAATTAAATTCATTTTGTAAAGAGATGGATGATTACTGTGTTAATATCCTCAAAGGTCTAGCGACTGCGGAGGATTTTTTTGTAGATATATATTGCTTAGACAAAGAGGATGATATTTGGGAAGAAATAAATTGGAAAAAAGCAAATCCATATTTATGTTCAAGTCAAGAAGGGTTTGAACAGTTAAGAATTGATGCACAAACTGCGAAAGATATGGGTGGAAGCGATTTAAGAGACTTTTTAACAAAAAGTTTAAATATGTGGGTTCAAAATACGGATAATTTATTTATAAATCCTGATTATTGGAAAGCTTGTGAAACAGACTTAACCTTAGAAGATTATAGAGGAAAGAGTTGTTTTGTGGGATTAGATCTATCATCTGGTGGAGACTTAACAACATTATGTCTAGAATTTGAAGATACTATAGAAAATGAAGAAGAATATTATATTTATTCTCATTCATTTATGCCACGAGGACGTTTAGAAGAGCATATTGAAACAGATATAGCACCATATGATTTATGGGAGCAAAAAGGATTAATAACTGTAACTGGTGGAATTATGGATTATAAAAACGATTATAAAATAATAAGGCACTTGAAAGATTTACAAGTTAAATATAACTTAACATTTAAATGTATAGGAATAGATAATCATAATGCAGATGGGGTTTTAGCTGATTTAGAAGAACTTGGTTGCGATGTATTGATAGTAACTCAATCAGCAAAATTTTTACATGATGCAACTGAAGATATGCAACTTTCAATAAAATCTAAGAAAGTAAAATATAACAAAAGAAATGAATTATTAACATGGAGTGTTATAAATGCAAAAATTGTTAGAAATTCATTTGATGAAAAGAAAGTTGATAAGGAACCACATGCAAAATTTAAAAGAATCGACCCAGTTGATGCAATGATAGATGCACATACAGCTATAATTAAGAACAGAAAAAACAAAGAGCAAGTTGATGTTAAGTCTGAATTAGATAAATATTTAGAAAAAATGGGTTGGAATAAAAAATAAAGGGGGTGAGATAAAATGAAATTTACATCTAGAATAAAAAATGCATATAATGCTTTTATTGGAAAAGGTGTCTATACAGATAGAAATTTACAACAATTATTAGATTTTTTAGGGATTGATGCTAAAAATGAAAAGGATTTGAGTGAAGCAACATATTATGCATGTATGAGAACCTTAACCGAAAGTATTGGTAAACTACCATTAAAATTATATAGAAAAAATGATAAAAATGGAGTTGTAGCAGCAAGAGATCACCCACTTTATAATATTGTAAAAGATAGACCTAATAAATTTATGAATGGAAGTATATTTTGGGGAACAATAGAGTTTAACCGAAACCACAATGGAAATGCATATGCATTAATTGATGGATATGGTAAAAATACACAATTATGGCCGCTGGATGATTCTAAAATGCAAGTATGGTATGATGATGCACTTATATTAGGAGAAATACCTGATATATATTATTTATATTCGGCTGGAAAAAAGTTTTATAAATTTTCAAGTGAAGAAATATTACATTTTAAAACAAGTAATACACTAGATGGAGTAAAGGGAATACCTGTTAGAAGTCAGTTAAAAAATACAATACAAGGTAATGTAAAAGCACAATCTTTACAAAATAAACTTTATGAGAATGGATTTACGGCAAAAGCAGTAGTTCAATATACAGGAAGTTTATCAGATGAAAGTGTACAAACTTTTTTAGCTGGTATAGAAGATTATGCAACAGGAAAACTAGAAAAGGCAGGAATAAAAAATCTAATTCCTATACCACTTGGAGCAACATTAACACCATTAAATGTAAAGTTTACAGATAACCAATTTCTTGAGTTAAAGCAATATAGTGCATTACAAATTGCATCAGCATTTGGTATAAAACCATCACAAATAGGGGATTATACAAAATCTAGTTATGCATCAGCGGAAGCACAGCAATTAAGTTTTTATGTTGATACACTATTATATATATTAAAGCAATATGAGGAAGAGGTAACTTATAAACTACTAACACCAGAAGAAATAGAAAGTGGATTATATTTTAAATTTAATGTATCAGTAATTTTAAGAGCAGATTTAAAAACTCAAATAGATTCTCTTAGTACCGCAGTTAGTAATTTTATTTATACACCTAATGAAGCAAGAGCATTTTTAGATTTAGAAGCTAAAGAAGGTGGAGATAAATTATTAGGAAATGGTGCTGCAATACCAGTTAATTTAGCTGGTATACAATATCAAAATGAAACAGGAGGTGAATAAGATGAATGACAATAAAATAGTAGATGAAGGTGTAATTTATAAATCAGCAAGTGTTGAATCATGTAATGTTACTGATGAAGATTTAAAAAAAATAAATAAATTTACATTAGAACCAGTAACAGCTGAAGATATATTTGTTTTTAAAACTATAGTTGGAGATAATGAATTAGATGATAGAAATAATGAACCATTTAATTTAAATGCACTTAAAGACTTACAAAAGTTATATGTAGGAAAAACTGTAATAAAGGATCATAGAAGAAGTGCAGATAATCAAGTTGCTAGAATATTTGATACAGAATTAGTAACAGAAAGCAAAATGACTGGAGCAAATGAACCATTTACAAAGTTAATAACCAAGCAATATATGTTAAAAACTCCTAAAAATGAGGAATTAATAGCAGAAATAAAGGCTGGCATAAAAAAAGAGGTATCAACAGGGTGTAAAACAAAACATGCATATTGCAGTATTTGTGGAACAGATAATGCAAAAACATATTGCCCACATTGGCCAGGAAGAGAATATGATACAAAAGATGGTAAAAAAAGATGTTATTTTACACTAGATGGAGCAAAAGAAGCTTATGAACTATCTTTAGTTGCAGTTCCAGCACAACCAAGAGCAGGAACAACGAAAAACTATGGTGCAATCGAGAATATAGATACTGGGACAACAAAGCAAGCACATATAGATAATAAAAATTCAAATGAGGATAAAACAAAGGAATCTGATTTATTTTTAAAAGTAAAAATGGCAGATTCTTTTTTATTTTTAAATACAAACAAAGGAGATGAAATAAATGAATAAAAGAATGAGAGAATTATTAGCAAAATTTGATGAAAAAATTGAATTAGCTAAAAGTTATATGGAAGGTGAAAATAAGGATCTTGAAAAAGCATCAAAATTAATGGATGAAGCAGAAGAAATAAAAAAAGAGTTTGAATTAGAAAAAAGAATATTTGAACAAACTAAAGAAGCTAATACTCCAGATAAAGAAGAAATAGAGAAACAACAACAACAAAATGAAGAAAAAGATGCAGTAAAACAGTTTGCAGAAGCAGCAAGAAATGGCTTTAGGGTTAAAGATATGAGTGAAGGAAGTAATGCTGACGGAGGATATACAGTTCCAGAAGATATACAAACAAAAATAAATACATATAGAGAATCAAAGGCATCTCTTTTAGAACTGGTAACAGTAGAACCTGTAAGCACAAATAAAGGTTCTAGAACATTCAAAAGTAGAGCGCAACAAACTGGTTTCAAAAAAGTTGGTGAACATTCTAAAATAGGTAAAAAAGCAACACCACAATTTACAAGACTTGATTATGAAATAGAAAAATTTGCAGGGTATTTTCCTGTTACGAATGAACTGTTAGAGGATTCAGACCAAAATATTACAGATGTAATAGTTACATGGATAGGAGATGAATCAAGAGTAACAGCTAATCAATTAATATTAGCAGTAATAGCAGCTAAAGAAGAGGTTAAATTAGAGGGACTTGATGATATTAAAAAAGCATTTAATGTAACTTTAGGACAAGCATTTAAACCAACATCAACACTTGTTACTAATGATGATGGATTACAATATCTAGATACATTAAAAGATGCTGATGGAAAATATTTATTGCAACCAGATCCAGCAAATCCTATGCAAGCAAAATTATGTGCAGGAACAAATATAATTCCAGTAAAAGTATATCCTAATGAAGATATGCAAAGTAAAGTAAATTACGAAAAAACATCAGATACATTAGTAACAAGTAAAAAAACTTATTATACAAAAGAAAGCGATGGTACTTATAAAGAAGTTTCATCAGCATCTACAGATAATATTGCAAATTATTACGAAGCAAAAGGATTAAAAGTTCCTTTTATTTGCGGAGATTTAAAGGAAGGTATAATATACTTTGATAGAAAGAAAATGAATATAAAAGTATCAGATGTGGCACAAATCGGAGATTTAAATGCATACGAAGAAGATTTAACTATATTTAGAGCAATAGAAAGAGAAGATGTAAAAGTAAAAGATGAAAAAGCTTTTGTTAACGGATATATATTAATTAATGATTAATTAGGAGTTAAAAATGCTTGAGTTACAAGAGGTAAAAGACTATTTAGGTATCGATTATGACGATGATATGGTAAATAGAAGATTAAACAATCTTATAAAAGTAGCAGAGAGTTTTTTAAAAGGTGCAATAGGTAAAAGTTTTGATAGAGAAGATGCAAGGGCTAAAGAATTAGCCCTTGTTGTTATTTCGGACCTTTATGACAATCATGATTTACATGATAAAGTTAGTTATAATATAAGACGATTAGTTAATGATTTTGTATTACAGCTGCAAATGGAAGCAAGGAGAAATTAAAATGGTATTTGACAAACCTATTACAATAGAAAAATTAAATGATAATGATGATACCTGGAGTAAATATATATCACTTCATGCTAGGATTAACACTTATAATTATTCTGAAAATATAAGTGCTGGCGCTGATAGATCTAAGCAAATATTAACTTTTGATATAAGATATTGTAAACCTTTAAGTGAAATAGCATTTAATACTCAGTATTATAGGATTGTATATAACAATCAGAGATATAACATAACAGAATATGATGATTATATGTTAAAGCATAAAACTATTAAATTAATAGGAGAAAGTTATTAATGAGTAATACTATAAGAGCCGATGAGTTAAACAGTGCTATAAAAGGTCAACTAGAAAATTATAATAATCTTATTATAAAAGGTATAAAATCAGAAGTTAAAAAGGCAATGAAAGATTTTGTGAAAAATACCTCAGAAAGTGCACCAGTTGGTAATGATTATTATGGATATGGACATTATAGAGATTTAATAGCATCAAGAGTATCAGAAAATACAAATACGAGTTTTATTATGGAATGGTATGTAAAAAATCCAAAGTATAGGTTATCGCATCTGTTAGAAAAAGGACATAGAACAAAAAATGGTGGATATGTTTCAGGACTTGGATTTATAGCAGCTAATTTAAGTATAGTAGAAGCTCAATATACAAGAGGAATTGAGGGAGTGATAAGAAATGCTAAATAAAGTTTTTAGTGGATTAGATATACCATATAAAGAAACTAAATTTAAAAAAGCACCATCTGATTATATTATTTATAAAGATGAAAAAAACTTTGGTGGTGCTGATTTAAAAATATTTTTGTGTGATCATGAGGTAACAGTTGAACTTTATGGAGAAAAAATAGAATCTATCCAAAAAAATGAAAATATTATAGAAAAAAATTTAAGAAATATTGGTATGGAATACCAAAAAGAAGATAGGACTTTTATAGAAGGGGAACAAATTTATTTAACTATATTTAGTTTTAAGTATAAAGAGAAAGTCAAAACAATTAAGGAGGATTAAAGTAATGGCTGGTAAGGAAAGAATCGTGTTAGGTAGTGGTAAAGTTTTTACAAAAGAATTTACAGATACTATACCAGATATAGATGCTTTATGTGTAGAAGAAAATAGATTAGGATATATTCAAGGTGGAGCAACATTAGAATACAAACCCACTTTTTATGAAGCTAAAGATGATTTAGGGTATGTAACAAAAACTATATTGACAGAGGAAGAAGTAACACTAAAAACAGGAGTGTTAACATTTAACGGAAATGTATTGAAAAAGCTATGTGCAACAGGTAGAGTTACAGAAGCAGATGGTAAACGAACTGTAAAAATTGGTGGAGTAGGAAATCAAGATAAAAAATCATATGTAATATGCTTTAAACATGAAGATGCTGAAGATGGCGATATATATGTGATGATTGTAGGAAATAATCAATCTGGATTTTCACTTGCTTTTGCAAAAGATAAAGAAACAGTAATTGATGCAGAGTTTAAGGCAAAACCACATGATAAAGAAGGAACATTAATTCAGTATATTGAAGAAATAGACAAAACACAAGAAGAAGGAAAACAATAAAAATAAAAATAAAAATAGAGTTTGCTAAAGTTAACTAAAGCAAGCTCTATTTTTTTTAGGAGGCAAAAATGAGTCAATTTAATTTTAATAATACAAGAAAAAAAACAATAACTGTTACATTAGCTGATGAAAATCAAACTAAATTATTTTTAATGACACCAACTAAAAAAATATTGGATAAATTACTGAATATGGAAGAGTTAATAAAAGAAGATACACAGGAAAATAAAGAAGCTATGAATGATTTGTATTCAGCATGTACAGATATATTGAATAGAAATAAAAATGGTAAAAAAATTACACAAGCTCAAGTTGAGGAATTATTAGATTTTGAAGATATCATACAATTCTTTGAGGCCTATATGGAGTTTGTGAGTAATATAGTAGATGAAAAAAACTAAAGCTCCCGTATTATCCGTCAGATGAAGATGATGCGGGATTTAATTATGAAGATAATACGTTTTGGTTAAGAGAAATTGCTATAAATACAAATTTAAGTATATATGAAGTTTTAGAACTTGATATTGTAGATTATTTAATCTTGAGAAGAGATATATTTATAGGTACATGTAAAAAGACAAAAGAAGGAAGAGAGTATTTAGAAAATGCTTATAGGCTTGAACAAACTAAGCCGGAACGTGATAAGTTAAGAAAAAAATATAAGAAGGGAGGAGAATAATGGGAAAAGCATTAAAAGGTATTACTATTGAAATAGGTGGAGACACTACCAAATTAGGTAATGCATTAAAGGATGTAGATACACAAACTAGAAGTTTGCAAAAAGAATTAAAAGGTGTAAATACACTTTTAAAATACGACCCTTCAAACGTAACTTTAATAAAACAGAAGCAAGATCTTCTCTCACAATCTATACAAAGGACAAAAGAAAAATTAGACACACTAAAAAATGCACAACAACAAGTTCAAGCACAATTTGAGCGAGGAGAGATTACAGAACAACAGTATAGAGATTTTCAAAGAGAAATAGCAGCAACAGAGCAAAGGCTAGAAAGTTTAGAAAGAGAAGCTAGAAATTTTGGGACAACTGTAGATGCAAGCTTAATTTCAGCTAAAGAAAACTTAGCCGATTTTGGAAGTAAATGTACAAATGCAGGACAAGCATTACTGCCAGTAACAGCCGCAATAACTGGAGTAGGTGCAGTAAGTGTAAAAACTGCTGCAGATTTTGAATCATCAATGAGTAATGTAGAAGCAATAAGTGGAGCAACAGGAGATGATTTAAAAGCTTTAGAACAAAAGGCAAAGGAAATGGGAGCAAGTACATCTAAAAGTGCGAAAGAGAGTGCAGATGCATTAAGCTAAAAAAGAACTTTATTCTGTTAATACACTTGGGAATAAAGTTGGTGGCGACCATAACGAAAGCTTACAGGTAGGTTATGGTATATGAGGGGG